ATATTGGAATAATATATGTCATTATCTTTATCAAAACCAGATAAAATAGTAGTATTTGATGTAGATGAAACATTAGGTTATTTTACACAACTAGGCATATTTTGGGACGCATTAAATGTTTATTATAAAAATTTTGATAATGGAAATGATAATAATCAACAAGAGTTATTTAATACATTAATAGAAATTTATCCTGAATTTTTACGTGTTAATATATTAGCAATATTAAATTATTTGAAACGTAAAAAAGAAAAAGGCAAATGCAAACATATAATGATATATACAAACAATCATGCATCAAAAGAATGGATTAATTTAATTACAAATTATTTTCATGAAAAAATAAACTACAAAATATTTGATCGAGTTATTCGCGCATTTAAAGTAAATGGTAAAATAATAGAAATGTGTAGATCCACACATGAGAAAACCACCGATGATTTATTTAATTGTACAAAGATTCCACTTAATTCCCAAATTTGTTTTTTAGACGATGTGTATTACTCTAATATGGTAGACGATAATGTATATTATATAAAACTTAAACCATATACATACAATTTGCCGTTTCAATTAATGATTCAGAGATTTATTGCGTGTAAATATGGTAAAAAAATCGCGGACGAAAACAAATTAATTAATTTTATGAATACATTCATAGATAGGTATAAATTTGTTTATGTTAAAAAAAATGAGAAAGATTATGATTTAGATAAAATTGTTAGTAAAAAAATAATGATTCATTTGCAAACTTTTTTTGATAAAAAATGGTATAATAACGATTCCACTGATTCATTTGATTCTCTTATTAACATGGATAATATTACGATTAAAACAAAAAATAGAAATAACAAAAATCGCACAAAAAAATACTATTCACAACAACAACATAATAAAACAAATAAACATTTTTAGCATATTAGTTGTTGCTATATGATGCAGTATTCTTTTTACTAGGGTTAAAAATAGTTATAATATTTCTCTTAATTTTTTCCACATGAGTTTCGGTTTTTGATATTAAATAGTTTAATATATTTTCAAATATAGTTGTAGATAATAAGAAAAATCCTGCACTAAAAGCAATTCTTTTATCTAGATTACTACACGTTGCTGTTCTCCATGGATTAAATCGATAAATCAAAAAGAAACATACATATAATTTCACTATATTGTGTAGTAAGTTGATATATTGTGGTGAAATGAAATATGCGCCTAATGCTAGTGAAATATATAAAAAGTATGTAACAAATAATATTATATCTAGAGTTTTGTCTTGAATTTTATCAAAATCATAATGTTGTATTTTTTTCATTGTAATTGATAAATAAAAATAACTATTATATATTGTAGTTATTTTTATTTTTAGGTTTAGGTTTTAGGTTTTAGGTTTTGGGTTTTAGGTTTTAGGTTTTAATCTTCTGTTTCAGTTTCATCCTCTGTTGTTTTTACATTTTCCTGCAATTTTGAATATATGTCTAATGTACGCGCACTAGCATCTGTCGCATTTACATATCTAGGCATCCAATAATAGGGTATAATATTATCAACACCTTTGTAGTAAGAATTAAATATAAATTTATAATATTTTTTTTCAATTTCTGTTTTTGGTATAATATTACTAATGTCAATTCTTTTTTCAGAATCTATATTGTTTAAAATATAATCTTGTATAATTTCGTATAATGAACGTGTAGCTTTAGTTACACCATCACTAAATGCTTCTTTTGTTCTCCAAATAATTTCGTCTGGAAGTATAGGATTTCCTTCCCTGTTTTTAAAATAGTCTTTGGAGAATGCGGATCTTAATAAATGTTTTTCGCATAGTTTGTTTTTGGGATGAAAACGAACACTTGGATGTATCGATAAATAATATTGAACCCATGACCTATCTAAAAACGGTGTTCTGGGTTCTAAACCATGACTAGAAATACATTTATCAGATCGTAATACATCAAAGGCATGAATGTTTTTTAATAGTCGTCTAGTTTCTTTATCGAATTCAATTTCATTAGGACATTCATGCATATATAAATATCCACCGCATAATTCATCTGAACCATCACCATTGAATATTACCTTAGCACTACTATTTTCAGATATATATTTTCCCAATAAATAATTTCCAATACTTGCTCTTACAGTTGTAGTATCATAACTTTCTATAGCATATATAACTTCATTAATTGCACTAATAAAATCCTCTTCTTTTAAAACTATTTCAGTATGTTTTGTTCCCAAATAATCTGCTACTATTTTAGCATGTTTTAAATCTTCTGAACCTTCCAACCCAATACTATATGTCTCTAGAGGTTCAATTGAAATATCTCTATGAAATTCATTTACCAAAGCAGTAACTAAACTACTATCTAAACCTCCTGATAACAAACATGCAATAGGACGTTCAGTAATAAAACAACGTTTTTTAATGGCGTTAATGAAATAATATTGAATGTTTCTATAAATAGACTTCATATCATTTTTGTTTGTAGCATCATCAATATTGTACATAATACTATTAAAACCATATGTATGGTATCTTTCTTTTTTATTAAAAATCCATTCAGATGACACAACGTGTGGTAATATATACAAAGAATATGTGCCGGGTTCAAAATGCTCAATAGTATAGTTGTCACTTTTGAAAGCGTTTAACATTTTTATTTCTGATGCAAAACCGAATATATTATTTTTATAACTAGTTATGTCATTTGTAGATTCTGTGTTATTGGATGATTTATCAACCAAAAAATCTTGGGGTGAATCATTTTTTTCAGAATAAAGAAAATATAAAGGTCTTATACCATAAGGATCACGTGCGATATATGTTTTAGCATAATTATTATTAACGTCATAATCACATAATATAAATGCAAATACGCCGTCTAACATTTGCAGGGTTTGATCTATACCATATTTCATATATAAATGTATAATTACTTCACAATCAGAATCTGTAGTAGGAGTAACATCCAATAATTCATATAATTCTTTATAATTATATATTTCACCGTTGCAAATGAGAGTGATATCGTCAAATATCATAGGTTGATTTGATTTAGAATTTAATCCATTAATTGCTAATCTGTGAAAACCCATAATTTGTTTTAAACCTATACGCTCTAATTTAGAAAACTCTGGCCCACGACCTCTTCCTTTATTAAAATTATCAATAATATATTGATTACCGTATTGTGAATCATTGTTTAGTAATGTAAAAATACCACACATGTTTTGTTTCTCAGGTTTGTTTTAATATATTATTTATGAGATTGATAAGATTGATGAATTATTACAATCGATTGTTATCTATACAACAATATATATCTTTATATTTGTTATTTATATTTGTTATATTTGTATTATCATATTTGTTTTTTATCTTCATTTATAGTAATACTATATAAAACAAATATATATAATAATATTAAAATGAATACCAATACCAATTATGAATGTTCATCTGAAATACAATCCAATATGAATAAAAAAATATATGATAGAAATGTCCCTTCTTATCTACTTCAACCTTATATAAATGTACGACCTGTAGCAACAAAGTATTCATTTTTTCCTATTGTAGATCCTAGAGCACCTATTAATGTGCCTATGGAACAATTTCCTACTTATAGCACGAGCAAAGTATTTTATCCAGGCAATAATATGGCACCTTTTTCTGGATATATGCAAAATGTAAATACAGAAAGTGATTTGAGAAACCAAATATATGCTTTGCAAAAATGCCCACAATCTGAGTACGTTCCTTCTAGTAAAAGTGATCTTTATCAATATAATATGGTATTAAATTCAAATGTAACACAGTCCAATACAGTGAAACAGTCTTTTCCTTATTTATTTAATGAAGAAAAATTTGATAATTTCAACCCAAACAAGGATAATTTAGCAAATAATACATTTAACAATTGTACTCGAGTAGAGATTCGTTCTATGAATACACCATGTCCATAACAAACATCAATACGGTTTAATACGGTTTAATACGGTTTAATACGGTTCAATATGATAAATCATAATAAATAATATATTTTGTCTTATATATTATTTATCTATAACATATCACATATCACATATCACATATCACATATATGAATTTCGGAGATGAGTATTTAAACAACGTTACTTTAAAATATTTAACAAATGTTGATTATCAAAATGAATTTAACGAATCTATTCAGACAGATAACCAGACAAATAACGATACAGGTAAAATGAATAAATCAAAAAATACTGGATGTAAAATATACAAGCAAAAAGATAAGAAATTTTATAAAAAAAGAATATTGAATATTATAAAAATATTGTTGAATGATATCGAGGAGACAAACAGTGATAAAAACAGTTATCAACTCTTTCCTGATATAAAAAAATCATTTGATGTTTTTATAAAAACAAGCATCGATTATTTTAAATCAATGGACAAATGTGATATTATTCAAAGTGATTATAATAATTTAGATATAGGAATTGTTTCTAATAATTCAGAAACTAAAAACCATGATATCACAAACAACAACAATGAAATCAACAGTTTAATGATGCGTAAAATAATAAAAAAAAAGAATTCAATGGATTCATTTGTAAAACGTATACCAACACATCAAGTACCTACTATAATACCACAAAAGAAAAAAATAAATTTGCATGATCCTGAACTCAAAACAAAGGGATTAGAAGTATGTGTTGCAGAAAACGCTACAAAAAATGATAAAACAAAAAAAGCAACACCCGGAATTGATAAAAATATATGTGAAAATAAAAATAATAATATATATAAAAAAGAAACTATATCCAAATTAGACAATTCATTAAAACATGATAACCCGGAAGAAAAAATACCAAATAAAAAGAACCCGGAACAGAAAAAGTGTAAGAAAGACAAAAAGCAAAAAAACGCGCAAAACCTACAAGAGATATCATTCGAATGAAAATACTAATACTAAGAACGATAAATTTATAGGCGAAGAAATGAAAAAAGAACAATGTAGTCCTATATCCGCACAAAATGAAAAAATAGGAAAAAAAACTACGAAAAACAGTTGCCTATCTGATAGTGCATTGATTCGATTGAGAGATTTGTGGAATGCTCGACATCCAGATGTTAGAATAAAAACACATGACCCACATGAAATATGGAACAATTTGCATTATTATATGAAAAATACATGCAACAAAGAATCATGTTGGTTAAAACAGAATTTTGCGAATCACGATAAATATTTAAAAAAAGAGTTGAATGAATCTTTCGCACCAGAATATCCAATAGAATGGAAACACGAACCAAATAAGTGGCTCTCGAGTTTGGATATTTTGAATGTCATGAAACAATATGAAGAAGCATATAAATGTTTTAATTTTATTGGTCCTTCTCCAATTGATTATGATACACACATGTTATATGGTGAATGTGTATGGGATGAATTGTGTCATTTTAATTTACAAAATGAAATTAAATCCGGTAAAACAAAAATAGGTGTTATATTTAATTTGGATCCTCATTATAAAGGCGGTTCTCATTGGGTCTCTCTATTTATAAATATTAGAAAAGGAACCATCTTTTACTTTGACAGTGCTGGAGAGAAAATTCCACACCAAATAGAAAAATTTGTTGGTACAGTTAAAGAACAAGGACGAAGCTTGACTGGATCAAAACGTATCGAATTTGTATTTGATCAAAATTATCCAGTGGAACACCAATATGGTGACACAGAATGTGGAGTTTATAGTTTGTTTTTTATAGTACATATGTTAGAAGATAAGATAACAGCACATTATTTGAAAAATCATATACTTAAGGATGAGTATATGGAAAAATTCAGAAAGATTTATTTTAATAATACATAGTATACATAGTATACATAGTATACATAGTATACATAGTATAGAG